CGGCGGCAGCTTGGCAAGCCTAGCTACGGCCTGGGATCCTTCGGTTATGACATCAGGTTGGGGTGCAGGTTCCTGGTACACAAGTTTGGTGCAAACATCGTGCTCGATCCAAAGAAGTTCCCGGAGGAGCTGTACACGGTGTACGAGGCGGAGAAACACTTTGACATCGCCCCGCACGCCAACGTCCTCGCGGAAAGCGTGGAGTACTTTGACATGCCGGGCGACGTAACTGGCTTGGCGTTTGGGAAGTCAACGTACGCGCGGTGCGGGTTGTTGTGCAACCTGACACCACTGGAGAGCGGGTGGATGGGTAAATTGACGCTGGAGCTTGCGAACCTATCTCCATTACCGATCCGGCTGCATATCGGGGAGGGGATTGCACAGGTTGTCTTTCACAAGGGAGAGCGTCCGGCGCGAACCTACAGCGAGAAGGAAGCCGGTGGCGTATACCAAAACCAGCCAGGCGTGACGCTTCCGAGGTAGCGTGTCAAGGACTTGACAAGTTATAGGTGAACCGCTATACTAAGGTCACTTGGGGGGATCCAGGAGGTTCCTCCGAGGAAAGGGGGAGAGATGAAGCGGAATCAAGCTGACGACCTGGCCTGGAGGAAGGACCCGAACATGCTGCAGACGGCCAAGGTCCAGGTTTGGCGCGGCGGCATCTTGTTGACCGCCGACTGGCCGCTGGAGAAGGCCAGGCAGTACGTCGCAGAAGGTCGCGCCATGGCCATATGCGATCAGGCCATCTGGCTGCTCGACAAGAAGGAAGATGCGGAGGCGAACCGTGGCTGATCCGAGGGAAGAAGAATACCAAGGTCCCGTATATCGTGTCCGGTGGTATCGGTACGGCGACACAACGTTTCCCGAAACATACTGCGTGGCGTCACGAGATGAGGCGGAGAAGCTTCGGGCAGAGATGGAAGAGGCCAGGGCAAGGTATCTTGCCGGCCTTGAGTGGGAGATTGCATCCTATACGCGATCGGCTGAACGCTCCGATATTAGCAGGAACGGCGCTGAGTTGTACTTGAGGGTCGCGCGCAAGTGCAAAGATGAGCTGGAGCAGGCGCAAGTCGCGGACTGGCAATTCACGGTTGAACGTGTGGACGTTACAGGCGCTGCGAGGCGTGACAAGGCAGTCAAGGAGGAGTTGACATGAAGCGGAGCCGGGGTTCAGACGATCAATCATGGACGATAGCTGCAGTGACTGGACATGACTGCGGGCGGGTGCGGCAGGCGGCCAACCCGAAGCCGGTGTCGTGGGCCGAGCAGATCGGGCAGCCGCGTGGTATACTGGCCGAGGTGATGCGGCAGCGGGATGAATGCGTGCCGATGCCAGACGAGGTGCGGAGGCAGATTGATCAACTTAGGGGGGGACGATGAGGGACTGGAAGGAGCGGGCAATTATCGCCGAGACGGCGCTCCAGACTATGGCAGCACTGTTCCCGGATGAAGTTTGGGAACAATACGCGGATGAGCAAGTAACGAAACTTAAGGATAGAATTATGACCCTTGAGACTGTTATCGCATTACATAGAGAAGACGCCAGGCAATGTAAAGAAGAAGTTATATATCTACGGGGAATCGTGGGATCTCTCGTTGAGTACGCTAAGGAATTACTCGGAGATCACCTGGAAAAGGAATTACTCGTAGATCACCTGGAAAGATACTGTGAGACAACGAAGAAAAACCGTGAGTGGGCTAAAATGCTACGAGATGATATAGCAGCGGCCAAGAAAGCACTGCAAGAAAAGAAGGAGGAGGGATGACAAGATGGCTGTAATGACAGTATGGCTGTCAAGAATCACGGAAGATTCAGAGAGATTCCTCGCCGAGTGCGCTCGGGTATCCCGTCATGGGCAGGGAAAGCCATCTGATATAAAAAAGGATAGAGCTACAATCCGCAGGCTGATCCGTGATGGGCACGAATCAGTGCTTGAACATGCCAGCGCCACGTTCCTAATTGAGGGGATCAGTCGGTGTTGCATGGCTCAGCTGCTACGACACCGTCACCTATCTGCGAACATCACCAACGCACGGCCAGGTGCGACCGACGCGCATTCCGTACCGGGTGCGCAAGATAACCGGTCAGAGCAAGGGTCCAGTCTGTCCAATCTGCTCCGCGCCGGTTATTGTCAAAGAGGTCTAAGCGGACATCCTACTGGTCTTGACATAGTGTACTAGTCGCGTTATACTGCGCGACATGAGGTACCCGAATAGGGCCCTCGCCCAACGGCGAGGGCTTTTCGTTTGGAGGCGAGCGTGGGAATTCTAGCAGCGCTGGACAAAGGGCTTGGTAAAGTTACGCGCGCGACCCAGCCGGGGCGGGTCATTCCGGCTGAGTTCTCTATCACTGGTGCGGAGGCGCCACACCTAACCCGCTGGACCGATCTAACGTCCGCCTATCGTGTACACAGTTGGACGTATTCTGCAGTGCGGGCGATAGCCATGGCCGCGGCTGACGTGCCGTTGCGCGCCATGCGCGTTGAGCGCCGCATGTCGCAGGCGCAATACAAGGCGCTGCACGGGCTCAAGTGGGATCAGGTCATCCCGCATATGATCTCCAAGGGGACTGCGGAGATCGTTGAGGATCACCCGGTCCTGGCGTTGCTAGCCAACCCGATGGGCGACGGTAGTCTTACACAGAACGATCTCATCCAGGCGACGGTGACCTACCTGGACCTGGAGGGCGAGGCGTACTGGGAGCGTATCTGGGCGAACAAGAACAGGACCGAGGTGGCGGCGCTGTGGCCGATGGTTGATCCGCGGTATGTGTGGGCTATCCCTGGGGAAACGGAGCTAATACGCGGCTGGGTTTACCGCAAGAGCGCGAAGGCCATCGTGTTCGACAAGCGCGATCTCATAGCCTTCAGGTACTTCAATCCTGAGACGCCGTACTACGGCCTGTCGCCGACCGAGGTTCTCCGCCAGGCGATCCTGGCAGACGTGAAGGCGATTGACTGGAACAGGCTCTTCTTTGAGAACGACGCCACGCCGGGGATGGTTCTGGTGACGGATCAGGCGCTAACAACCAGTCAGGCGCAGGAAGTGGAGGCGCGCTGGGAGGCAAAGCATCGCGGGGTCGGGAACGCGCACCGAACGCACGTGTTCGGTTCGGGATTGAGGCCGGAGCGGTACACGCCGACCCATCGGGACATGCAGTTCCTGAACCTGCGCGCGTGGTCTAGAGAAGAGATCCTTGCGGCGTACGGGGTCCCTCCGATCATTGTCGGTCTGTACAAGGACACAAACCGGGCAACCGCGCAAACCATGCGGCGGCTCTTCTGGGAAAATGCCGTCATTCCAAGGCTCGGAAAGATCGAACAGACGCTCAATGCCGAGCTTGTTCCTAATGAGGACATTCAGCTGTTCTTTGACCTATCCGAGATTGAAGCATTGCAGGAGGACGTGGCCGAGATGGCTCAGATCGGTGCGAGCCTCCTCGCGCAGGGATGGACGCCGAACGAGATCCGCGACTGGTGGGGCAAGCCGCAGGGAGAGGGCGAGGACCTTGACCGCGTGTTCGTACCGGCTGGGTTCGTTCCGGTCGGCGAGGTGAGGGAAAAGGGCGCGAACAAGGACGAGACCAAGGAAGAGACCAAAGCCGCGCAGGACAGGCCGCTCGCCGGAGACCCGTACGCATTTGTGGCTCCGGCGGACCCTGGCGGCGTCATTCTGGAGACCGTAGCGCGGGCGCACCTGCCAGCTTTGGTTGAACGGGGAGCGGCGCATGGGGTTGCATTATTGTCAAGGTTCGGGATGAACATACCGGACGATTGGATGTTGCGGTACTCATTCCAACCTATGATTGAGGAATACACGAAGTGGCGCGGAGAACAGATGCGCCTGTGGCTCACAGATGAAACGCAAACGGAGGTCCTGGATGTCATCCGTGAGGGGATGCGCGATGGCCAGGGGCCGAAGGCCATCGCTGACAGGCTCCGCGAGCAGTTCGACTGGATGAGCCGGGTACGCGCAGAGAGGATCGCGCGCACGGAGACGTTGACCGCTGTCGCCACTGGCCAGCACAAGTTGTACGAACAAACTGGCATCGAAAAAAGAAAGTGGCTACATGCGCTCCACGGGGATAGTCGTGAGGGTCACAAGATGCTGCACGGAACAGTCAAGCCGCTGGACGAGCCGTTTGTGAATCCGATCACCGGCATTGCGCTGGCCTACCCAGGAGATCCAGCGGCAGGTCCTGCAGAGGTCGTGAACTGTCGCTGTGCTGAATCTCCTGTTCCTAATGGCATCTCTACGGAGATGGAGGTTGAGATATTGACGGAATGGGATGGGTTCCTGACCAAGGCCGAGGAATCTGGGGGCAGGGATCTAGAAGTCGCCCTGCGAGGATGGTTTGAACAGGAAGGTAAGCGGTACGTTCAGCACTTTCTGAACACCGCTGGGAGGTGATCCATGAAGAAGGCTATTGTACTAATGGCGGTCGTTCTGTTCAGCGCGCTGGCGATGGGCCAGACAACGCTGACGTTGAGCGACTATTGGGTCTATTGGATGACACCGCAAGGCACTGTCCTCGGCGGGTTTACAATTGATGGCAACTTCGCCACGCGCGGCAACGTTGCGGTCGGCAATGATCTGACCGTAGCCGGTGACATGACTCTAAGCGGCGCGCTCGGAATCACAGACGACCTGGAGGTCACGGGAGACCTGGCGGTTGATGGCGCAACGGTTGTCCTAGACGGGAGCACGTCGGTGCGCGGAATTAGCGCTGGGTTCACGAGCTTGGAGGCTCCGGCGATACGGCTCGGCGTCAATTCTTCGATCTACATGGCGATCGCCGTATCGGATACCACGGGTAACGTGGCGATTACACACACCGGAACGACAAAGGCTGTGAGCTGGACTGCTGCTGGCGGCTTTGGGTTTGTAGGTGACACAGCAATTACCGGAACGCTCCTGGCGTCGGGCGCGATCACGTCCGGAGTCAACGGTGCAAGTGGAACCGCTGGCGGGCTGACGATCAATAATGGAGCGAACCCCGGTGCAGCTGTATTCACGGTGGCCGGAGCTACAGGCAACCTAATGGCCGACGGCGCGACGATCTCCCTGGACGGGAGCACGTCAGTCCGGGGGATTTCGGCTGGGTTTGTCAGTCTGGAGTCCACCGACATCCGGTTCGGAGCGAATGCGACCGAGTACATGAAGATTGCCGTAGTAGACACGACAGGCGCCACTACAATCTCTCATACGGGATCTACGCCGACGGTTGACTGGACAGCGGACTCGTTTGGCTTCACTGGAGCAACGTCGGTAACGGGCAACCTGACGGCCAACGGAACGGTTCATGGAATCTACGCTCCGAACGTTCGGATCGGTTGCTCATCGAGCATCTATACCGACTTCGCTGTTGACGACACAACGGGCAATCTGACGATCACCCACACCGGCGGCACTACCGGAAACGTTGACTGGACAGCGGCTTCCTTCGGCTTCACAGGCGACACGACAATCACGGGAGACCTGGAGGTAGACGGGGCCATCTATCACACGGGGGCGACAAACTCCGGCGCACTGATGGTGTCATCGAACACCGTGGAGTACACAGATACGACTGACAAGAACCTGTTCGTTCTACCGGCAAACGCAATTGTCACGGACGTGGTTGTCGTTGTTACTACGGCGTGTAATGGCGATGGGACCCACCAGCTGTCGGTCGGAATAACCGGGGCGACCACAAAGTGGGTCAATGCATTGGACGTGAAGACTTCCGGCGTCTTCAGGATGGGGTCTTCTAGTGCAATGCCGTTCGCTGGCATCGGAACTGTGGGCGGTGCCGACGTGACTGTTATCGGGTCCATCCCGGCGGGCGGGACAGCCGGGGATGCCGGATCGGTAACGGTCTACATCTACTGGTACCTGGCACCGTAGTGAATGTTGATGCAATGCACCGAGTGCCGAATGATTCTCAAGCACTGGGCAGACCAGTGCCCCCGGTGCGGTGCGAAGCTATTGGAACTGTCAACGCCGCCGATTCGGAAGGGCGGAGGGGGGCGAGATGGAGAACGAGCAACTGATCGTAACAGAGGTACGCATCAAGGGCGAACGCGACCGCCAGGTCTTGCCAAGGGCCGAGATCCAGCGGCTACTGGACAAAGAGTCTATCGAGGCGGTCTATAAGTTCGTGCCGTGCGAGCGGACCGTCCCTGATGGGCGGCCACGGCGCCGGTTCATCGTACAGGGCAAGTTCCTCGCCGAGGGGCGTCCGGTAGCGAGCGCTATCATTACATCAAGCGCTCCGGACAGAGACGGCGACGTTGTCAACGCGAACGGCGCTCAACTGGACAGCTACCTGGCCAACCCAGTCGTCCTTCCAATGCATATAAAGACGTTCCCGATCGGCTTCGCGGAGGAATTGCGGGTATACGGGGACAGGATCTGGGCGCAGTGGCAGTGGCTCACGGACCAACCCGATACCGAGGCCGCCGTCTACCAGCGGTTGTGGGACGCGTACGTGCTGAATGCTACGAGCATCGGGTTCCTCCCGCGGGCCGTCAGGGAGAACGAGTCCGGCTGGATCTACGACCGCTGGGAGATGATCGAATTCAGTCCAGTGGTGATCCCTGCAAACTCCGATGCCATGCGCACAAACTCGGCGCGGGACGTCCTTGACAGTTACGGTGAGATGGTGTTCTCCTCTGGCTCCCCGGTGATGAAGTCATTGTGGATATCGGGCGAGGCGCGGGAGCGTCCCAAGCAGGTCACGGGTATAGCGCTAGACGCGCATGTAGATGAAGAGACTGTGGTTGAAACAGTTGAGACTAAGGATGCGGTGAGCGAGTCGGCCACAAAACAGGCCGACGTGGAACTGCGTACGCTGGAGGATGCGAAGGTTGCATTCGCAGCCGGTGTGATCTCTCCGGAGCGGTTGCTAGAATTCGTAGAAGGCTACGTCCAGCAGCTACGCACGGAACGCGACGAAGCGGTAGCGGAGGTCGAGGCTCTGCGGAGTCAGGCCGCGGCACTAGCTGCAACAGTCGTCGTACGGAGGTGAGAATATGGCAGAGCCGATCACGAAAGAGCAGACAGAGGAGCTGATTGCTGCGGCGCTGGCGAAGCTGAAGGCCGAGCAAGAAGCTCAGGAAAAGGGCGTTCCGGCACCGGTTACGCCTGGGATTGAGATGAAGGAACCGACAAAGGTCGCTGCGGTAGATGCGCAGGATGCTGTCGGAAAAGAGACGCGGTTCCCGACAATTCATACGAAGCCGAAAGGATCTGACGATCTCAAGCAATTCCAGATCTCGAAGGCGGTCTTGGGGATTGTCACCGGGAACTGGGATGGCCGTGAGCTTGAGCGCGACTGGATCAAAGAGTCCAGCAATTCTAGCGTCTACAAGGCGCTGGGGCTTATCCCCGATACGGCTGGTGGCTTCCTCGTTCCAGAGGAACTGTCAGCCGAGCTAATCGGGCAACTGAGCGCGCGCACCGTATTCCGGGCGGCTGGCGCTCAGGTGATCCCGAACGCGCCGCTCACGCTACGGATCCCGCGTCAGACACAAAGCACGACGGCGTACTGGGTCGGGGATTCTCCGCTTTCCAGTGCAATCACGGATTCCGATGTCGCATTCGGGATGCTGACCTTGCAGCCGCGCCGAGTAGCGGCGAGGACGGTGCTGGACGAGGACCTGATCGCGTATAGCGCCATCTCCGCCGAGTCCATTGTGCGGGCCGACATCACACAGCAGATCGGATTGGCCGAGGATCTTGCGTACTATTCCGGAACTGGCGGAACGCAGCCGCTGGGGCTGCTTTCCCAGCCTGGCGTCACCGTAACGAACGTCGCGTCGGCGTCGCTCAGCTTTGACTCCCTGCTTGATCAGATGGCAGCGATTGATGCCGCGAACGGCACGTACAACGCATGGATCATGCACCCGACTACGATGCAGACGATCCGCAAGTGGAAGTCCGGCACGGGCCAGTTCCAGTACATTGTGGATCTAGCCGCGGCGCCACGGAATCAGCTTCTCGGGCTCCCAGTCTACATGAGCACGCAGATCTCCACTGCTCATATCATCCTGGGGAACTTCCAGAACTACGTCATTGCGGACAGCGGGCCGTTGGCAATCAAGGTCCTGCGCGAGCGGTATGCCGACCAGCTACAGATTGGGATCGTGGCATCCCATCGTACCGATGGGGCCCCGCGGCAGCCGGCGGAGTTCCGTATCATCAATATCACGGCGTAACGCGGAGGTGATCTGAATGCGCATGGACCATGATAGCAACATGAAGACAGTCGCCTTGCTCTATCCGGCGCTCAGGGACAATGCTACATTCTACGGGCCGGTGAACGATTCTGGTGACAATGGGATCACTGTCGGCAACTGCCGGGATGGCGTCCTTATCCTGAGCATGGATGACATCGGGACTTCTCAGACATTGAAGGTGACACTGCAGACGCGCGCCGGTACGACTGGAGACTGGACGGATGTGTTCGCGGAGCGGACATATACGGGTACATCTGGGACGGATGCCGCCACGTATGCGATTCCGGTGGCGGATCTCTTGAAGTACTGTCGGATCAAGCTGGTCGCCAGCAATGGTGCGGAATCTACATGCTGTGCTACGTTGACAGCGTGGGATAGCCCGAGTATTCCGGTGAGCTAACGTGGCCTGGCCTGTAGCGGCAGACGTAGCAGCGCGGACCGGGGTCCCCATCATAGATGGGACCACCGAGTACGGTCTGTCTGTGACCGACCTGCTAGCGCGGGCCAAGTCGTTCTGTGAAACCTATTGCGATCGGCAATTCGATGAGGCCGAGGTGACGGAGATGCACGACTATTCACCCGTGATCTCCGTCACTCGGCCGCCGATCGTTACTGTGGAGAAGATCGTTGTCGGCGTCGCAGAACTTTCAACGGGCGATTACGCGGTCTACCCAAGCTATATACGGCTAAGTTCTCAGCAAGGCGAGCTGATTAGCACAACGGAACGGTACCAGACAGATGCGTTGACCGTGCTGATCAAGTACATCGGCGGTTATTCAGATGAGTCCTCGGGCGAGTCAGGCAATCACATACCGATCCCAGCCGAGCTGAAGGAGATTGTCCTCGAGCTAGCGTGTCGGCAGCTACTTATCATTCACAACGCGTACCGCGAGGTTGGAGGAGCGGCGCAGTTCTCCCTCGGCAATTACAGCGTCACGTTCGGCTCCACGGTACCGTGGGCAATGAGCGGAGGCGGCCTTAGGATCAACGAGGACCTTCTCCTGCGGTTGGACAGGTACAAGAGGGTGACGGTCTGATGCTCGGACTGAACACGACCTGCGACATCTACCGGGCAGTGCGGACGGTCAACGACTACGGGGAGGAGATCCCCGCCTGGTCGCGGACTGACCGCGGTGCGAAGTGTCGTGTCGTGATGGGTGATTACGCGAGGCGTGAGGCGCTACAGGTGGCCGGGGGGGCCGATGCACGGGTTGCTACGCATATGGTAGTATTACCGGCAGACATAGATGTCGCTCCTGGCGACCGGATCCTCTGGCAAGGGCGGTACTATGATGTCCTCTCCGCTGACGACGTTGACGGAATGGGGCATCATCTGGAATGTCACGTCGTTCGGCTGGAGGGAACCGATGCCTGAGCCGTACGTAGTACAGGTAGAATGGAATAGCGCGGAATTCGAGGCGCTAGTGGACCGCGAGGCCGCTAACCGGATGCGGGATGCCGTTGCGTTCTGCACGGACTACGCCAAAGAAAACATGTATCAGGGGAGTCCGAGTCCGGAAGGTGGCTTTCCTGGGATCAAAAGCGGCCACCTGCGCCGTTCCATTAGCTATGACGTTGAGATTGACAAGAGCGGCGTTACGGGGCGGTTCGGTGTTCTAGAGACAGAACGTGACGGCAAGCCGCTCGACTACGCACTGTACTTGGAGGTCGGGACATCTAGGATGGCGCCGAGGCCATGGTTGACGCTAACGCTGGACGGGACACGAGATGATGTCAAGCGGATATTGGGGGTGACGTAGGTGGCCGACTGGGCGGGTCCGCTGGCGACTGCGGTCCGTAATCTTCTGATTACCGACCCGACCGTCAAGGCGATCACGATCAGGGTGTACCCGATGGGCTCGGCGGATAATCCTGCGTATCCGTACATCACCTACGTTTGCCCGTTGACTGACCGGCAGGAATATTGTTATGCTGTATCGGATCCGCAGCTGAACATAGTGAGGCTGCAGGTGGACGTATGGGCAACGACGTATACGGGGGCCGTAGCGCTGTACGATGCGGTGTTCGCGTGCCTTGGCAAGGCGGAAGTAACCGTATCGGGATGGGGCACGGCCAAGTTGTTCCCCGACGTAGCTGGTGGCGTGATCTCTGAAGAGGTCGGCGGCACCAAGATATGGAGGGGGATGCGGAGGTACTGGGTCATGTTGGCTCAGTGAGGAGGTGAATGATGGCAGAACGCGGTTATAACTATCTGATTCAAGTGGATACCGGTACGGATTCCTGGGAGGCCCTGCGCATCCGCGGGGGATCGTTCCCGGAGATCAACCAGGTGCACGGGTCTGTTGACATCACGGCGCACGGAGATACATCTCTACCCTGGCGGACCCATCTATTGACGCTGTACGAAGCACAGAACGTGACGGTCAACGTCCTATCTGGTGGAGATACAAGCCAAGCTCTAGCGCGGACTTTCCTGCAGAGCAAGATCGGAGATGCGGATGGAGTGGCGCTACGTTTGGTAGACAGTTCGGCATCGGCTGTAGTGTGGCAGGCAACGTATCTTGTTACCGGCTGCACGTTGCGCGCTCCGCTAGACGATGCGGTGTCGTACGATTACGGTCTATTGCTGAACGGCGAACCGGCAACCCACTTCGGGAGCTAGGAGATAGCCGATGGCGCTCCAGGGTTATCTCGCGGGCATCTACCGCTCGGTGGGGCGGACAGTAGGCACTACTGTCAAGCAGAACCTACTGGACGATCCAGGCTTTGAGTCCGGAACACTGACGAGCTGGAGCGACACCGGGACGGTAGTAGCACAGTCCGGCGGGTCCCGCGGCGGGAGCGGATTCGTTGCCAAGGGGACAGATGCAGGGACCGGGGCCAGCTTGTCACAGACAGTAACTCTGGCTTCGGCCCTCGCAAGTGATGTGGCCTGCGTTGCCAAGGTGTGGGCGAAGATGCAGACGGGGAAGTCTGCGCTCCTAACTGTCGTATTCAAGGATGATGCTGACGATACGCTCGCCACAAAGACGATGACCATTACAAGTACCCCGTCATACTCTGAGAACGGCTGGGGCCTGTGGTCAATGCGCATCACCGCTCCGGAAGACACGAAGAAGATCGTCTATACGTTCAGTTCAAGCGCAGCTCAGACGTGGTACATAGATGACTGCGGTCTGATGCTGCTACAGCAGATCCTCGGAGCGACCGGGGAGCTGAGCGCATCCATCACCGTTCAGACTCAAGACATCACCACGTTCGCGTCAGCCGCAGCTAACAGCGGGTTCAGATCTCACTACCCGGTCCTGCGGAGCGGGGAAACGATCACTGTCCGCACGTTCTGGTCTACCGATGATACATACCAGATCACCGAGCACGATCCTGTGTACGTACTGCTCTACGTCAATACCACGACTCATGAGCGGTGGGAGTTCTGGGCGTATATCTCAGGGATCACGCAACGGTTCCCTCTAGAGGGCGTGCGCGAGGGCGACCTTACGCTCACGGTGGAAGGCGACGTTGGATTCACTTCGGCGGTGGCTAACTAGCGGGAGGCGAGAATGAACATCTGTGTGTACGGGATCAGTCTGAATGAAGAGCGCAACGTAGCGCGCTTCATGGATTCGACCCGAGACGCGGATGGTGTTTATATCAGCGACACGGGATCCACCGATGATACGGTTGACCTGTTGCGCCGGAAGGGTGCGAAGGTGCAATCTATCTCGGTGGTCCCGTGGCGCTTTGACAAGGCCAGGAATATCAGCCTTGACTACGTTCCAGAAGACGCCGACGTGTGCGTATGTCTGGACCTAGATGAGGTCCTTGTTCCCGGCTGGCGGGAGATCGTAGAGCGCAGTTGGGTGAACGGCACTACCGTGTTACGGTACCCGTTCACAACGGACTGGACTGATCCGGAGCAGACAAAGCCGAAGATTGTTATCTGGGGATTCAAGGTCCACGCGCGGCATGGCTACAGGTGGAATTATCCGGTACACGAGGTTCTAGAGCCGGAGGACCCAGAGAAGCAGCAAGTTGTCCTCATCAAGGACGAATTGATCCGCCATTATCCCGACATTGAGCGGGATAAAACCGAGAACAGGCTGCCGCTCTATGAGATGTGGATGGATCAGTACGTGAACAATCCTCGAATGGTTCACTACTACGCATCGGAGCTGGCGCGTCAGAAGAAGTATGCCGAGGCGGAGCGTTGGGCGCACAAGTTCCTTTCCTTGGTGCCAGGGTACATTGACCCTCCGATAGAGGACATAGATCAGTGGAGCGTGCTCCGCGCCGCCGTGTGTCGCCTAATCGCGGCGTGCAAAGGGGCCCAAGGGCGGCCAGCGGACGAGCTTCTGATCTGGATGCTGAGGTCGCTTGGGGAGGCTCCGTGGCAGCGCGAGACTTGGATCCGTATGGGTCAGTTCTGGCTGGCAGCCGGGGATTGGGCGGCAGCCGAGGCGGCGCTGCGTCGTGGCCATATGATTACGGCTAACGAGGGCTGCATTGAGATTGAGATGGAGTGCTGGGATGAGCGGTCGCAGGAGATGCTTGACCTGGCACGAAAGAAGCTCGCTGAACAAGCCAAGGAGACGGAATGAGCAAGTCGAACCTACTACAGGCGTATCGGGCGGCGTCCAAAGAGGCGCACGTTCGCAAGTTCAATGTCGGCGGGACCGAGATTGAGGTTCCCAGGCTGAACCTGTGGCACCAGGCGCAATTCGAGGCGCTAGTCCGCAAGGACACGCCGACGTTCTCGCTGGCAACTACCAGGAACAAGGCGGCCATGGCGATGGCGCGTTGTTCCGAGGCCGCGATGAAGGACCTGCGGGAGCGCGGCGTACCGGACGAGTTCGCCGATGCGCGCGAGGCGCAGCTGTGGAAGCAAGAGTTCCTGGCGCGGCTTCTGTCTGGTTGGGAACCATACGCCGAGGCGCTGTTCGGGGTGTTCACGCGCCGGCACATGGCAGAGGCGCTGGCGCTGGCGTTGCAGCAACAGTACGGGGATGAGATCGAAGAGGACGGCAAAAAGATCCCGATTGACAGGGCGTTTGTGGACGTCCTGTTCAGTGGATCGAACCAGGTCTTGGAGACAGCATTCCTGTGGTGTACCGGGCTTCAGGACATCCCCGAAGAGGCAACCGGAGCCGATGCCGTCAAGACGATTGATGAGATGCTGGATTCCATGGTAGGCAACCCAAAAAACTCAGAGAGTGGGGCAGCCGGGAGTGGAACTTCTGGGAATTCATCCCCATCGTCTGCTCCACCTACGGCATCGGGCTCGACGACATCGGATGCCTCGACGACGAACAGTTCGGGTTCCTCGTAGCGGGCTTGGGGGCCATCTCCAGGTACCGCATGGGGGAGCAGATACCGGCGATGGCCGATGAGAAGGTGTGGAAGGAGGTGCGCCAGGCCGTACCGCACGCTACGCTGGTATCGGAGGCGCTAGAAGATGACCTAGAAGTGGATTGCAAAGAGAAGGGCCTGATGGGGCCGAGGGGGTGATGGCGTGAACCGGATCGGCGTAGCGTATGCTGAGATCCAGCTACAGAAGGACAAGTTCCTTTCCGACGTCCACAGTGCCGAATCCGGATTCCGACAGGGCGCACAGGGAATAGCTCAGTCTGCCAAGACTGCTACATCTACCATCGTAGGAATGGCCTCCGCGGTAGTCGGTCTAACCGCGGCGGTCGCGCAGCTTCGCAAGTCTGTCCAGGTCGTACGCGAGTTCGACACAGCGTGGCGCAATCTGTGGGTTAGGATGGGGGACCTATCCGAGAACCAGATGCGCACGTTGGCAAACGAGATTGCCGATATCGCCATTGAGTACGGTCATATGTCCAGCGCTGGCGTCCGGGCATTCGACAAGATCGTCCAATCCGGTAACAGTGCGACCGAGGCGATGAAGATCTACAGAGCCGCAGCGCGGCTTGGAACTTTCGACAATCTCGGGATCGAAAAAGCTGCCGATTCTCTTGAGAACATTATGTCCGCCTTCCGCATGTCCGGAGATCAGGCGGAGGAACTGGCCGCGAAGCTCGTTGCAACGAAACGGCCCATAGAGGAGATCGCCACCGCAGTGGCCATGGTAGGACCCGTGGCTTACGGGATGAACGTCAGCTTAGACGAAACGATCGCATTGCTGACGGTCATGTCACAGACCATGGGAGATGCCGGTACCGCGGCAGCCGGATTGCGGACAACGATCACCACTCTCGCCACAGGCTCAGGCGATCTTGGCAAGATCATTCAGAAGCTCGGCTTCACTTCTGGGCGGGCGATGATCGAACAGCTTGGACTTGGGAAGTCCCTGGCCTTTGTTCAGGCGGCAGCGAAGGCCGCTGGGATGGATCTAGAGCAGCTAGGGTTCTCTTCCAGGACATACGCGGCAGCGGCGGAGGCGGCGAACGCAGCGAGCGGGGAAACGGCGCAAGTCTTCAGGGATATACAGGAAGCCGGAGACAATTATGCGCAGGTTCTAGAGAAGATAACCGGGAGTTACCAGTTCCAACTCAACAAGGTATCCGCGCAATGGAATGAGCTTCTGATCGCTCTCGGCGAGATCATCCTGCCGGTAGTCCTCCAGATACTCAACCGTATCGTGCCAGCAGTGAAGTCCATGGCAGAATGGATGCAGAAGAATTCAGAAGGCATACAGTTCTTCATCAAGCACGCCCTGAAGATGATCGGGCTCGTGGCTGGGATCGCGCTACTAGGCAAGGCGTTCGCGTTGCTGTCATCTCCGATCGTGTGGCTAACCGCAGCGGCGGTGGCGATGTACATCGCATGGGACGTCAACCTGTACGGAATCCGAGACAAGGTCAAGAAGCTTTACGAGGCCTTGGTGGGCCTCCTGTCGCCGATCGGCGAGTTCATCCTGGCGCTGTTCGGTATTGAGGACGCTACGCCGACGGTCGAGGCGCTAGTAGGCGCATTCACGCTCCTGGTGGGAATAAAGGTTGTCAGCTGGGCAAGCGGGGTAGTCGCAGCCATTGCCGGCATCTCCGCCGGAATAGCCAGTCTGACCGCGGCCATCGCGGCCTTTATGGCGAACCCCGTAGTCCTTGCCTTCCTCGGTGTTATGGGATTGAGCAAGGAAGGCCAGGCGCGTGAGGCCATCCCGCTCGCGGAGGAAGCGAAGAAGATGTGGGAAACCTTCGGTGTATTCCCGACCACCATGGCTCCTCCAGAGATGAGCAAGATGAATGCGCGGGCGCTTGGGGAGGAACTGGAGAAGGCGTACAACGAGGGGAACTTCCAAGAAGCGATTGACGCTTTCGTAGAGGTTCACGATGAGATGTTCGCCACGGTCCGCGAGACCGTTCCCGATCAAGCCGATAAGATCATCCTGACTTACCTGACGGCGGTCCAGGATCAGATAGCAGATCCTAACGCAAGTCAGGCAATCCGCGATGCGCTCGCCGAGTTGTACGGGTTCACGCCAGAGGAGCTGATGATCCCCACGTCGGCCAGGGATGCTGGCGAGGCATACGGCGATGAGCTAGAGAAGACGATCAACTCCCTGCGGCTACAGGTTAGCGGGTTGCAGATTGACGCATCATTGGCAATCTCGGCGGCAGCAGCGCAATTCAGTTCCGAGCTACAAGCGGCCTTCCAGTCGGCGCTATCCGGTGCTTCCATGTCATTGACGGCGCCGTCGCTGCCGGAGTTAGTCCTGCCACCTGGCGCCATTCAACCATATCAAACTGGCGGCGTAGTCCCAGGACATGGTTCAGGCGACATCGTGCCGGCCATGCTAGAGCCGGGAGAATTCGTAGTGCCGAACTGGATGATGCGGATTCCCTGGCTGCGCTCACTGATCGAAACGATATGGAAGCGGGGGAGGGCATTACAGGCGGGCGGTCAAGCCACCAAGTGGACAGACCAGGCCGCGCAGTGGCTAGAGGACTGGTGGATTACTGGAGGGGCCGCCTACGACGTCCCAGCCGCTCAGGGATGGATCAATGCGCTGCGATCGTTTGGCCGCGAGGTTGATGACGCGACATCAGCAATAGACGCTGCGGCTGAAGCTGCCGCTTCGTTTGTGAACGACTTTGAACTCGGAAGCTTCAGTCTAGAGGAGGCGACAAAGTCGGCCACCGAGCAGATGGATGGGCTTAGTGGCGGGTGCTCCTCGGCGTCGGCTGCGTGCAATGCGCTTGCGGAGGAGACACAAACCCTCGCGGAGATGATCCGGGACATCTCAATTGCCGACCCGGCCAAGGCGGCGTTCCAACTCGCGCAACTCATGGGGATGCTTGACCGGCTCAACATTGAGGAGCTGGGCGCCATGTCCGGCAAGTATCGTGAACTCGTTTCCGGATTAGAGGAAGCGATCGAATGGCTGGACACGCTCGGATACCCGGCGGAGAAGTTCCAGCAAACCCTGGATGCGATTGTGGCGCTGTTCGATCCGCTGGATGCATTCCGGCGGCAACTGAGGGCACTCATCTACGAGGACCCCAGAGAAGTCGGGCGGAGGATACGCGAAGCCGGTCTAACTGGTTCCACAGGCGAGTACGTAGGGGAGCTGGCGAAGGCGATGCGCGACGCCGTGGCCGGAGCCGTCGGCCAGCCGCTCGCCGGGTGGACAGAGCCGGCATGGACTGGCCAGCAAAACCTGGAGCGGATCTACGGAGAGATGACCGCTGGAGGGTACGTCCCAAGCCAGGAATTCACGGCCTGGGTCAAGGAGTCCGGCGGCTCCCTACAGGACTTCTCACAGAATATAGTTACCACAACGCAAGCGATCCGGGATCTAGGCCAGTCTGCACAGGCCGCAGCATCTACGACGTGTGTCGGTGGCGTATGCCGGCGCGTTCCTGGGTACCAGTACGGCGGCGTTGTCGAGGAAGATGGCCTCGTCTACGTTCACGAAGGCGAGACGATCATTCCGTCTAGCATCGGGGAGAAGAACTGGGCTCAGATCGCGGCGTGGGAGGAGGCGGGTGGGCCCCAGTTCGATGAGGAGGTCGAGAGCGTAGCCGAAGCGGTAGAACAGGTGGATGCCGCTGTAGAGACCCTGACGGCCACTGTAGAGACGGCATCTGTACAGAACGCGGCCTTGGCACAGGCCGTGATGAACGCCACCGGGAGCATTCAGACCACGGCGGCGTATAACAGTCCAATGATCAGGACAATCAACCAGGTCCCGTTCGCTGAGATCGGAACCACAAGCCGTGCGGCCAAGGTCAGCACGGAGGTCTTGCTCAATGAATACGATGCCGCCATCCGCGTGCTAGAGGATGAGATCCGCAAGCTGGAGATTCTGGGGATGGATACTACCCAGGCCGAGAATGCGCTCGTGGAATTCCGGGCCGAGGTCCTTGGTACGACGCCGGAGCTTATCCGATGGCAGGATTGGCTGAAGGACGCCGGGGACTGGGGAGTCATGTTCAACGCCGCACTAGAGGCGATCCCAGAAAAGATCACGGTACTTGGGCATACGTTCACGATCCTCTCGAAGGATACCCGCACCAGGGTGCATGACTTCCTCTCTGCTCTTGATGCCCGCTATGTGAACCAGCTTGCCGATACGATCGCCGGAGACGTATTCGGGTCATACGCCGGTTCGATCAAGGACGTCGGCGGAGGACTTGCTACCGGAAATTGGGCACGAGTCGCGTTTGGAGCGTACAACCTTCTGAAACAGGGACTATCCGATGCCAGCCAGAGTATCACCGATACGGTAGATGAGCTAACACGTGCGCTGGAGGATGGGGCGCAGATCGTGCGGGATGCGTTCAATACGGTCGCCGGGTGGACCGAGGCGGCGTTCAATAGGGTCAGAGATGCTGCCAACTGGCTAGGAAGTAATCTCCAGAGGGTAGGAACGACAGTCGTTTCAGTGCTGATCCGCTTCGGCGACACGCTATCCGGCATTGTTAGACAGACCGAACAGATGGCCATGATCCAGGCAGACCTGGCCGCGGTTCAAAAGGGCTTCCTGTCTCTCCTCCTTGGCTTCCTGTGGCCTATCGCGGCGGTGCTGCATCAGATCGCAGGGCTGTTCGGAGAAGCCGAGGAGCAGATCTACCAAGGCTCGCTGAACGTTCCATCAGGCTGGAAGGTTGAGCGCGCGGAGTATAAAGCCGCCACGCCGGGGGAACCGCCGCTGTCCGGCGAGACAACCCAGGACAAGCTGCCTGCGTGGTTGCGAGGCATTGTCGAGAAGTTCCAGGATGCTATTGAGGCCATCTTGGAACCCATCCGCCAGTTCATTCAGGCGTTGGAGGACCTATGGCAGGCAATCGCGCCGTCGGTCATCACGGCATTCCTCGCAGTGATCCAGACGCTAGTAGATATGCTGCAACCGATCGCCGACTGGATGCTTGAGACGCTCCTTCCAGACTTGCAAGCCTTCTTTGACGGATTCGCGGTATGGTGGAAGGCCGAGGTTGATCCGTTCCTGAAGAGCCAGGTGTTCCCGAAGCTCGGCCAGTGGTTTGTGGCGCTGTATGAACTGCTACGAGACGAGATCATCCCCTACCTGAGAGATGACATGTTCGCATTCATTGTCGAGGCATGGCCGACCGTGGCCACAATAGTGGAACGTGTCGGCGGAGTGTTCGGAGCGCTATGGGAAGTAGTGCACCAGGCCTTGATTCCAGGATTGCGGCTCGCCGTCGCAGTAACAGACACGTTCTCCTCGGCCCTAGACGGCATATCCGCGTGGATTGCTAACACGTTTGCAGCGGACCTGAAGGCCATTCTGGATTCATTGCTAGAATGGTGGAAGAATGACGTAGATCCATTCCTACGGAGCCAGGTGTTCGTAGAACTTGGCAAGTGGATGGAGCGGTTGTGGCGATTCCTCGCCGATGACCTGATCCCATTCCTTGTCCAAGACGTCTTCGGGATGCTGCGGCAACAATGGCCGGCCATCGTGAAACTGGCCGATTCGGTTGCCAACGTCCTGGCGGCGCTGTGGACAATTGTGAAGGAGAACCTAATCCCGGCTGTGAATCTTGGGATCTCGGTCCTTTCAACGTTCGCGGCGATGGTTGACAGCGTGGCGATATGGATGAGGGACACGTTCGCCAAGGACCTGCGCGAGATATTCGGCGCGTTGCTAGAGTGGTGGCGGACACAGGTAGACCCGTTCCTGCGATCGAACGTCTTCCCGGCGATTCAGAAAGCGCTTGAGGACGTTTGGAATGTGGTTGTTAGCAATCTGCAACCGATGCTTGATCTGATTGCACAGTCACTGCGGAACCTATGGCCGCACGCCGAACGCGTTCTCCAGCAACTCGGGCCGCTATTCGAGAAGCTGCTTACGACTATCCAGGATAACTGGCCGGCTATAGAGCGGATAATTGCACAGTGGATTGACATGATCCCCAAGCAACTCAGCAGCTGGATCGATGGGATGTCCAGGAATATTCAGAAGGTTGACAAGATGCTAACGTTGTGGGACGACATCCAGAATGCGCTGAAATATGTCGCCAAGGCACTCCTCGTGGCCGGCGGCGCCGTTATAGGATTCTTCCTCGGAGGTCCGCTTGGAGCTGCAATTGGTGCAGCATTGGGTCTCGCAGCGGCAGCGGCAGTCCCGTCTGGAAAGACAAGCGGCTCATCCAGTAGCGCATCCGGCGGCTCAAGCAGCTCGTCCAGTAGCTCTGGCGACTCATCTGGTGGATCGAGCAATTCCCCTGTGGGATCTGGAGGTGGCACGACATCTAAGGCTCCACAGAACGTATCATGGCTCTCGCGCGAAGAGCTTTGGGCCGCTGGCTTCTCCAGGGGCGACGGGACAAAGGGGATCTATGTTCCTGGGATCGGCACAATCTTCACGGCCTCAGAACAGATGTTCTATAATAGCGTTCTAGGTGTACTCACGGATGCACAAGCCAGATCTGTTTGGGCCAGCGCTCCAGCCGCGGCGAAGGGCGGCATCATCCCGCGGCCAACGATGGTACTAGCCGGAGAAGCGGGGCCTGAGGCCATCATTCCGCTGGAGCGGTTCAGTCGGTACCCGTTGGGGGACATCACGATCAACAACATCGTGACGCTGGATGGCGAAGTGGTCTATCGCAGCGTGCAGCGGAGGGCGGCCAAGGA